GTGCCTGTGGAATGTGAATGGTCGCTAATGTTATCTAAGACACCAGATCCAGACTCATCAGTATATATTAGCGGCTCGTGACCACGTTGAAAAAAGTAAGCATGGTTGTTAAGACTAACTATCTTCAAGTTATTAGCTGTAGGTGTATAGCCAGAAGGAGTTACGTCCGTAAGTGTTGATGTCCCTGTAAATACTTTATTGTTGCCGGAGGAAAATACAACCTTGTCGCCACTTTCGTCTATGTATTCAAAGATAGTCTCTATGCCAATACTAGACCCTAAAGGTGTAGCACTGCTTGTTAGCTTCTTTAGACCCTTACGCGCTGCAATCCTGCCGAACTTGTCAATAACAGCATTTTCAGCGATAGACGCAAAAGCAGGGTCTTGTGTTACAGGAGAGTCCTGTGTGTTAAGACCTTTGAAGCCGGGAGCACCTATGTATATGTTTTGACGTTGCTCAGCCATTAGGGTACTCTGTAGATAAATTCTTCAGGATTCTTGTAGGCATCTATTGCAATAGCATCCGATAAATGCTTGTCTGCAATTAAGAAATAATCCTGTGAAGTAGTACCGCCTGTCTCACCACGCTCTCTAGCCAACAAAGCTACAGCATTGTGGATAATAGCGTTCTTAGGTAACACTGTAGTGTCTGTATCGCCAGATAACTCAGCTTCTCTTGCAATAAGGTCAAAGCGTAAAGAGTACACTGCGTCAGGCTTAGGATACACCTGTACCTTAGTGTCTTCATTACTGTCTATACCACTGAACGTATAGGAGTCTGGAGTGCCCGTGACTTCACCAGAGATATAATATGCGTTATTAAACCAGTTAGGTGACTCATAGCGCATAAAAAAGTTTGATGTGTCATTGATAGCACTATATATTTTAACACGTTCTCCAGCATTTGTCAAGCTATATTCTGTAGTATCGGCTACCGTAGGGACAACAATAGTTGTTCGTAACGTAGACCAGTCATGTGAATCTTCTACAATACGCTTAGCATCGTTTACAAAGTCACCTACCATTTTAGAGTAAGCTGTGTTAGCTATAGCAGATACTTCGTTTTCACGTAGCCGACGCAGTACCTCGTTTACTATTGTTAAATAACTGGTACTCATATCATTCCTCTAAACATACCGGGGGTAGTGTAAGCTCTAAGTTTTCTTCTTTGCAAAAGACCCGGAGTAGTGTACTGTTTTTTGTAATCCCCCAGCATGGACTCTGATACTTCAAAAGGAGTAAAATCTAAGTTTGGCATGTCTAAGCCTAAATCTGCATCTACACCAGAAAAACCCATTGATCCTGCTTCAGGAGTTGTGCCTGTAGGAAGCTCAACTTGCTCGTATACTTCTTCAGCTTGCTCTTTAACTTCTTGAGCAACTTCTGCTACAGCCTGTCCTGCTTCTTGAATAGGCTCATCAACAACTGCAACTGTTTCTCTAGCTACGTCTTCAGCCTTGGAACCTACTGTTCTTACGTAGTCCTCAATCGCTTTTATTTGTTCAGGAGTCTTATCTGGTAGAGAAGATAATAGTGCTTCAATTACCTCTTTTGGCGGCTGAAGTATGGAATCATCAAACTGCCTACCCGCTTCTTTAATAGCGTCTCCGATTTGCTCAATAAATTCGGGAGTATCTACATCAAAACCTAGTGTACCGCCTTCTCGAATATAAGTACCAAAGCCATCCATTAACGCATCTTCAAAGCCTGCTCCACCCGCTAAGCGTTGTTGCATTTTGACAAGACCGGCAGTCATATCATCGCGTTGTATGCCGCCATACTTAGCGTCTAATGTTTCTTGATCTAACCCTAGTTTATCTAAAGCCTTTCCAGTAAATTCTTTTCCATAAAGATTTACAAGGCCACCAAGCACATCATCATTTACGGCAGCGTCTACAAATTTAGCTGTCTTTACAACATTGTTAAATCTTTCTAAATCTTTTGCAGCCTTTGCTGCTTCTGCTGCTAACTGACCGCTTTGCGCGGAAAATGCACCGGCTCCAGCTAAAGCCTGTGATGCCTCTGCTACCTGTTCTAGCCCCTCTGCGTACCCGCCTGCGCCTGCTAAAACAGCGGAACGTAGGATGTCACTAGTATCTCCTCCAGTAGCTGCCGTTGCTCCAGCAGAAGCTATAGCAGACCCAACTGCATTAGCTAGGGGTACTGACATAGACGTACTGGCGGCAAGATAACCGCCCAAAGCACTACCAGCGCCTGCGGTAGCTACCATAATTGCAACAGCTTTTAGGGCATCCTGAACACCCGTATCTTTTACTTCTACTGTTCGTATTTCGCTGTAGGAAAACGGATCGTAAAGATAAGTAGAACCATCTTTTGTTTGTCTTACAGGAGTAACACCATACTTTTGATATAGTGCCTGAAGCATGGGATCTCTGTTGTAAGACTCAAGTAAAGCGTCTTGGTAGCTTAGTCCCTCAGTTACTTGTAGAAAAGGTATTTGTTCTTCAAGTATAGGTTCGACAAGAGAGTGAAATTCCTCTAGTTGTTCTTTAGAACTACTAGTGTGGGTTCCTAAATTACCGCCAAAGTTACCTAGAGACTGATCTTTAGGCTGTATTACATACCCATAATGTTCGCTGAGCGCAGCAGCGGTATCGGCAGCGTTGCTTGGAATAAGAATTTTACCCCACGCATCAGCAACATCTTCTCGTGTAGGGGGTGCATTAAAGTTTGATAGGTACTGAGGAGAATCTACTTGTGCAAGGTAATCGCTAGGGCTAGCCGTCATGCCCATAATACTGGAAGTAAATTGATTATCGTAAAAATCGTCTACTTTGTCAACGTCATCAATCTTAAAGTAGTCGGCCCCGGTATTCAAAGATTTTTGATAATTTTCAATGCCACTAGTCAGAGTAGTAGCGCCAGATCCGGGAGATATGGAGTATATAGGAGTAAACCCTAAATCTATTGGAGTGCCAGCTAAGTCAGGGTCTATACCAAAATCTTCTAAAGATAAAGGATTTTCTCGTAGGTTTGCTATACCAGAAAAATCAAAGTTTAGCATTTACTTCTTGCCCCAAGCAGATACGCTCTTGATGCCAAAGCTAGCAGCAATAGCAGCCGCTAGGAAACCTTTGTAGTAATCAGGCATAGAGCCAAGAACAATAAAACCTTCTTGTACATAGGGCACCATACTAGGGATAAAAGCACCTATTAGAGGTAGGCTAAGGATAATGGCGAACCATTCGTCCTTCCAAGAGGACTGTGAAGCAGCAGCTTGCTGAGTCTCCCAGTCTGCATCCGCTTCAATACGGCGCATTTTGGACTCATGTACTGCTTGTTTTTCAGCAGCTTTATTTTTAAGGAACGTACCGACTAAGTTAGAAACAGGCCCAATTAACGCTTGCCACATGATACTCTCCTTATAAATAAAACTAGGGGCCACCGAAGCAGCCCCCAGCTAAACAGTTGTTACTTAGGAACAACCAAGGTCACACCTGACTCAGGACGCAGTACAGCAACGCCATACAGAGTGTCTGAAGTAAACAGGTTAGCAAGAAACTCTTGCTTGTACTGAGTCTGAGAGCGTACACCCAGTTGCTCAGCCATGACAATTGCATCCTTCTGGAACAACAATGCACCCAGAGAGTCTACAGCAGAAGCAGAGTTATCAGCAGCAGTCTCAACAACAGGGCAGTTGGTGCTAACAAATACGTCAATGCCGTACAGTTGACCAATCTGACCATTAGTGACTTGACCGTTGTTTACGAAGTCAGAGCTTACGTAACGATCAATACCCATGATGGTGTTGCGTACTGAAGGAGGAATGACGAAGCAACGGTTTTCCATTGGTACGTCTTGATCGTCCAGCTTCTGAATGATGCCACGGAAACCAGCGTCGGTGAATACGTCAGCAGGAACAACCGTGTCAGCAGTGTAGGTAGACAGGCCATTAGAGGCATCTACGAAGAACGTACCGCCGTTGTTTAGGTAAGTCGTAGAAGTTGTACCGGAAGCACCAAGGCCAGTAGCCAAAGAGTGCAGGTCAGTGTCAACTTGCTTAGCCAAAGCGTAGCCAGCATCTTCCGTGTAGAATTGACGCAGTGAAGCCAAAGCTTGTACGTCGGTGATGTCTTCGATCAAGCGAGAGTATTCAAAGTGCTTGTTGATTGAGATTTGAACTTCGCTTTCCGTAGCGTTCTGTACCGTTACAGCAGTGTTCTCTGCTTTAGCGTGTGCATCACCACGGACAGGCTTAGGCACATGGATCGTATCGCCCTTCTTGCCAGCCATAGACATCTTCTTGACAAGGTTTGCCAAGACAAGGTTCTTCTGGTATGCGGCAACAATCTCGTCACTCCAAATTTCTGGAATGAAAGTAGCTGCGCTAGTGTTGTCAACGAACCCGCCAGTTGCGGGATATGTGGAATCAGTCATAATAAATATCTCCTAAGATATACTATCTGACCCGTTTCTCCGCATACGCCTTCATAATTTCAGGTTGTAAGGCAGCGTAGCGGTCAGGGTCTGTTTTCATAAGGTTAATAATGTCTGCGCGTCGGTAGATCTTCTTAGGGGCTGACTCAGTGCTACCACTGGCATTACCAGTAGAGGCTGTCTTAACTGATTGCTTACGAGCTTGTTGCTCTACAGCGGCAGTCTGTTGTACGATGTTCTGCCGCTCTTTCCACAAGTTAAATAACTCATCGGCGGCTTCGTGATCGTACTGTTGGTCTGCTGCTACAAACAGTCTAGTCCTGACCTTAGAGGCTTTGATCCATTCAGCAAAGTTAGCATCTTGTAGTATCTGCTGCATGTCAGGGTGCTTACGTTGTAGCTCCGACATAGCAGTACTATGCTTGTATTGCTGAGTGAGTGCTTCAGCTTCCTTAATCTTAGGGTGGTTTTGAATCGCCCTATCTACAGCCTTATCAGGGTCTGTAAACCAATCTACTTCTTCGTCTTGTTGGGGTGCTTCTTGTTGATCTTGAGTGAGTTGAGTCTGGATATACGTATCAACAACCTTACGTAACTCACCTACTTCAGAACTTTGTCGGCCCAATAGCTTTTCAGCTTCTTGGTGCATCTGTACAAGTTCTTCAGCAGACTTGCCTTTATACTTGTCGGGAATCTCAGGTTCCTGTGGTTCAGGAGTTTCCTGTTGCTCCTCAGTAAACATTTCTAGTTGTTGTTCGTCTTGGTTATCCTGTTGACGCTCAGGTTCAATAATCTTAGCCATTATTAACTCCGTACCTTAGTATTGTGGAGAACTTTATTATGAA